CCGAGGGCACTGTGCCGAAGTCGAGCGGCAAGAACGACCTCATCGAGAAGGGCGAGAAGTCGCCCGGCAAGGTGGGGGAGTACTGCGACACCTGCGACACCAAGCTCACCGACAAGAACATCCCCAAGCACGGCTCCCGTCCCGCGAAGCGCTGCGAGAGTTGCGTCCTCGACGCCATCGACTCCGAAGAGCACTCCCAGTGGGCCTCGCGCTGGGGCGTCAAGCACCCCGACGTGAAGAAGGCCGCCTCCGACTTCCACAAGCGGACTGGCGGGCGCTTCCTGAAGCCGAAGAAGGACAAGGAGCCCAAGCCGTCGCCCGAGGAGTCCGCTCTGGACGAGGGCCGCCACAACCCGCAGGACTTCGAGAAGGCTGCCCCCGCCATGGGCGCTCCCAAGGCCCCCAGCGCGGGCGGCGCGGGCTCCCCGACCCTGTCCGGCGGCGCTCCCGCCAAGCCGCCCACCGCGCACGCTGGCGCCAACCAGAAGGCCTTCGGCAAGGCTGAATCGTGGGTGAGCACGGGTGCCTCGCAGTACGACTCCAGTCTCGCTCCTACCAGCGACAAGAAGCCGACGTCTGGCCTCTTCACGAAGCCGGAGTTGAATCAGCCGCCTCCGGGCACGGGCGTTACGCCGATGGCGGCCAAGCCCATCAAGGCCCCCGGCGGCTTCAGGTCCCCGGCCCAGCACACGGGCATCAAGGGGTTCCTCGGCAAGCAGGAACTGTGCAAGGGTTGCGGCAAGTCTCACAAGCTCGGGAAGTGCGCGTAGCCCGCGCGAAGCAGCCCTAATCTAGCAGACACACGGAGAATCCTCAATGGCTCAGACCTACGTTGACACCGATGGTACGCTCGTCATCCCGCAGGCCAACGCCAAGTGGGCGACGGCGCCCTCGAACGCTGGCATCGCGACGCGCGGCGTGGTTGTGCTCGTCGGCGAGTCCGACATCGGCCCCGACTACTCCGAGGAGGAGGACGGGCTCGCGGGCGCGACCTTCGGCCCCGGCCAGTTCTCGTCGGTGCAGGCGAAGTACGGCTCCGGCCCCCTCGTCGACGCCTTCCGCAACGTCGCCAACCCGTCCCGTGACCCCGCGGTCCGCGGCGCCCCGACTCAGGTCATCTGCATCAAGACCAACGCGGGCACCAAGTCTCTCGGCTCGCTGACTGGCGGCTACGGCGTCGTGCAGGCCAAGAGCGCTGGCGCCAACGGCAACCTCATCTCGGTCGAGGTCGTCTCCAAGACCGCCGAGGTGACCGCCTCCATCACCAAGGCCTTCGTGTTCTTCGCGGGCGTGGCCGAGGCCATCAACGTCGCGGCGAACGGCGGCACCGCGGTCGCCCTCGACTCGACCGGCGCCACCCCGGCGGCCTTCAAGGCTGCCAACGCTGCCGCCCTGCTCGCGCAGGGTGTGACCCTGACCGGTGGCGTGCTCGTCCAGCCCGCCGCTGGCCTCGTGGCCGTGACCTGCGAGGTCACCGTGGCCTCGTCCGTCCTGACCATCGCCCTCTCCGGCGGCGTGTGGTCGTCCACCCCGACGGTCGGCGACACCATGACCATCGCCGACACCTCCGCCATCACTGGCGCGGCCAACGCGAACTCGGGCTGGTACGTCATCACCTCCGTGACGGCTGGCGGCCTCGTGGCCAAGAAGCTCATCAACCTCGACGGCTTGGCCTACACCGCCCCTGTCGCGGTGGCGGCTGGCGCTGCCGCGGTCGCTGGCACCCTCGACACCTACACGCAGGTGGTGTTCACCAACTCGGTGACCTCGCAGCCCGGCATGGGCGACTCGCTCACCTTCTACCGGGCCGCTGGCGCCGTCAGCCACTTCTACACCCCGGCTGCGGTCGCCGTGACGGCCAGCATCTTCGCCGTCTCGACCACCGAGGGCTCGGTGAGCATCAAGGTGAACCGGAAGAACGACTCGCTGTCCGAGACCCTGAACGCCGGGGGCAACATCGCCCTGTCGGTCGGGTACGTCGGCGCGACCGCCTCCACGGTGGCCGTGACCGCGACCACCATCGTCCTGACCGGGGCGACCACCATCACCCTGACCAAGGCGAACTTCGTCACCATCGGCGACGTCGCTGCGTACATCAACTCCCAGACGGGGTGGTACGCCTCGACCGCCGCGGCCTTCCAGTCGAAGTCCCCGTCGGTGCTCGACCTCGGCACCTTCAAGGCGGCCCAGAACGGCATCACCTCGACCGCCCCGGCGCGCATCAAGATGGACGCCTCCGCGGTCAAGACCGCCGTCGGCACCTCCAACGGCATCGAGTTCGCCACCGAGCCGACTGCTGGCCTCCCGGCCGTGCAGGCGGTGTTCTTCCTCGCGGGCGGCACCAAGGGCGGCACCACCGACCTCGGCTTCGATGCGGCCCTCGCGGCTGCTGGCCTGACCCGCTGCAACTTCGTGGTCGGCCTGTTCTCGCGGGACGCCACGGCGGACATCGCCGACGGCCTGACCGACTCGACGTCGACCTACACCATCGACGGCATCAACGCCTACCTCGCGGCCCACGCTGCGGCCTTCTCGCAGTTCAAGAAGCGCCGTCCCCGTCAGGCCTTCTGCTCGAAGAAGGGCACGTTCTCGGAGGCCAAGACGGCCGCCCAGACGCTGGCGAGCGCTCGCGTGTCGCTGACCTTCCAAGACGTGGTCGCCCTCGGGGCCACCGGGTCGGCGTGGTTCCAGCCGTGGATGGGTGCCGTCATCGCGGCGGGCATGCAGGCTGCCGCCTTCTACCGGCCCATCTTCAACAAGAGCGTCGGGCTGACCGGCGTGACTCAGGCCGCGGGCGACTTCAAGTCGCAGGACGACGACGCCGTCGAGGAGGCCCTGCTGGCTGGCCTGCTCGTCATCCGGCTGCGTGACGGCGGCGGGTTCTCCTTCGTGAGCGACCAGACCACCTACGCCACGGACGAGAACTTCGTCTACAACTCGATTCAGGCCGTGTACGTCGCCGACGTCATCGCCCAGACGGTCGCCCAGCGGATGGAGAGCGCCTTCGTCGGCCAGTCCTTCGCGGACGTCACCGCCGGGGTCGCCCTGTCGTACCTGAAGGGCATCATGGCCGACCTGAAGCGGCTGAAGCTCATCGCCACCTCGGACGACGCCGTCGACGGGTACAAGGACGCGAAGATTGAGATTCGCCCGCCCGCCATGCTGGTGTCGGCTGAGGTCAAGGAGGCCACAGGTCTCTATTTCATTCCGATTTCCTTCTTGGTCACGCAGGTCCAACAGACGGCTCAGCAGTAGGAATCATGACCCGGACCGAGTACCAGCGGCAGTACTACGAGCGCAACCGCGAGGCCAAGAAGGCTTCGTCGCGCTCGTACTACGCCGCCCACAAGGTCCAGTTCAAGGCGTACGGCCAGAGCCCCAAGCGCAAGGTCGTGCGTCGCAAGTACGAACTCAAGAAGCGCTACGGCCTGACCGTCGAGCAGTTCGACACGATGCTGGCGGCGCAGGGCGGCAAGTGCGCAGTGTGCCGCTCGCCGGAGCCCGGAGGCAAAGGTACGTGGCACGTCGACCACGACCACAGCACCGAGCGAGTCCGCGGCATCTTGTGCCACGGCTGCAACACCGGCAGCAAGCTCACCGACGACCCCGCCCTGCTTCGTGCAAAGGCGAACTATCTGGAGAAGGAGTAGTCCATGGCGAAGAGCAAGGTGCTGCATGGTGCACGAGCCGTCCTTTGGGTCGGCACCACGCCGGTCGGAATCTTCAACAACGTGTCGTACGGCGTCACCTACGACATCGCCCCGGTCTACATCCTCGGCCGCTCCAGCGCCGCGGAGTTGGCCTACACCGGCATGGAGGTCGTGCAGGTCAGCGCCTCCGGCTTCCGCATCTTGGAGAACGGCCCGTTCGCGGTCGTCGACAAGGCCACCGGCTCCAGCCTCCTGCCCAAGTTGCAGGACATCCTGAACTATCAGGACCTGACGGTCTCGCTGCACGACCGTCTGGAGACCGACCCCGAGAAGGGCACCCTCATGGTGCTCACCAACGTCAAGCCGCAGGGCTTCACGTCCTCGGTCGGCGCTCGCGGCTTGCAGGACATGACCGTGACCTTCCAAGGCCTCCACCTCGCGGACGAGTCTGGTCCGAACAACGAGGGCGCTGGCGCCGCGGACCTGCCGTCGGGCAGCGATTAGTCATGGTGAAGGCGAAGCTGACGCGGGCCGACGGGTCCACGCTGGAACTGGAGGGCACCTCGGAAGAGGTCGCCGCCGTTCTGGCGTGGGAGCGCCCGGCCCAACCCGCGCAGCTTCAGCCCATCATCCTGCCCATCCCGTACCAGCCTCCCGCCGTGCCCGAGGCCCACGGCTGGGCAGGCCAGATGGGGGCGTAGGGCACGGCCGACCCGCTTCCCCCTCTTCCCGTCGTCACCTGCGCTGACGCGCCCGCTGTCAACTAGGAGCACAACATGGCCTTCAACCAGAAGCTCGCCCGCATGGGTCAGGAAATCATCGACGCCCTCGACCAGTACAAGATTCCGTACGTGGTGTCGTACAGCGCCACGTCTGACCTGCAACTCACCGTCAGCGACCCCACAGGCGCGGCAGCCTACGTCCAGTTCATCAAGGCGCCGCAGTTGGGGAACAACCAAGCCAACCCGGTCACCG